CATGTACTGCTCATTATCGGCGGGCAGTTGGCCCATTTCACCACGAGGCCATTTTATACGAAACTCGGTATTCTTTTCTAAATCTTTTTCAGCTAAAATTAAAGAAGTTTCTATGGTTGTAATACGTGAAACCACTCCAAAATATGCCCAAACACCCAGTGCTACCGCTGCTATAATACTCAGCAGATTTCGAACGGGCATAGCTACACTTGTGTTATCGCTTAATTTCATGTTAACATTTCCATTTTCTTAAAGCCAAAGCTTTACGTGTTGGTCTTCCTTTTTTATCTTTCATTGGACCTTTAACTCCTCCCATACGAGCACAAAAACTTTTACGACGTTTAGCAGCTTTAGAACCTTTTTTAACTTTTCCAGTAACAGCTTTTTTTAATTTAGATCCAGGATTAGCTGCACGATAAGAAGCAATGCCTTTGGCATTTAAGCCTCCAGATTTACTTTTTCCTTCTTTTCTTTGCCATGCTGCTGTTTTAGCCATTTTTCTTTTTCTTTTTTATAACTTTTTGTAAAGTTTTCGCTTGTTTAGCATGTGTGTTAGATGCTTTTTTTAAACCTTTAATTACTTTTTTAACTTTTTTTCTTTGTTTTGGTAACATTATTTTCTCGCTGTTTTTGCACTTTTTCTAAAAGCTTTAGCTGTTGGTGAACCTTTGCTTCCAGGTTTCCTCATTTTTTCTTTACTACCAGCTTTTATTCTTTTTCTTTTAGCATGTATGTTTGCATAAAGTCCACGTTTAGCCATTATGCCAATCCTTTCATCAGTTCACTTAATTCATGCGCCCGATTTGGAGTCTGCTTTGCCCATCTCGAGTCGAGCATTTCGCAACTTGCGTCAAAAAATTTACCTTCTCGTAAAAATTTCCACATATTACGAAACTTTGACACACCCCCAGCCCCAAGCTGAAACACCATTTCAATAATTATTTCTTTGGCTACAGGTGGTAATTCTATGTCATGACAAAGTTTATTTGCTCCATCAATAGCTCGATTAAGATCTGTAATAAAAACTCGGTGTAATTCTTCTTCCGAATATTCTTTATTTTCGTCCCAAATTTCATCTTTGGTACACAAGTGTCCCCACCCAATAGTTTTATTTTTTAGGGTATCCAGATAAACGGTATTACGAAAACCTTCATGAACCTTAATACGTGCTTCTAAATTTTTATAGTCCGCCATTTTATTCACCTTTCATTGTATCAAGTTTTTTATTAATATTTTTTATTTCAACTTCAATGACCGCGATCCGCGATTCAATTTTTGTAAACGTCATTAACGCTGATTCCATTCTATCCATATCTTTTTCTAATGCATTTACGCGTTGACTTGTCATTCCCCAAGTTATTCCCAAGGCTAAAATAACACCAACTAACCATACACTATCTTTTACAGTAAAACTCATTTATCTCTCCAATTTAAGACGTAGTTTTTCTATTTCCCTAGCTAGCCAATCTACTGGTTTTGTAGCTTGTTCTACCATATTTCCACTAAAATCTAAAGCATCTCCCCCCGCTTCTAAAATGCCTCCATAAACAGGTTCTGCTAGATCTCCTAGCATACTTGCACCAATTCTAAGTGGAAAAGGAACTGCTATATTTTCAAAAATTTGTCCTACTCTATGACCGCTAGACCAAGGAAAAGCTTGTTGATAAGCAGGTACATCCATATTCATCATTTGTTGTCTATAATTAAAATATTGATCTGGTGTTAATCCTAATCGTAAATTTTGAGCATCTAAATTTTGTAAAAAATTAATTTTATCTTTTTGATTCATATTTGAAACTTCAGCACCATCTAAACTTCCAACACCACTTAATAAATTTAAAACATTTTCTCTTTCTCTTTGTGCTTCTAGAGCTGCTGGATCCGTTGTATCTAGAGTAAAATTACTCCCATATCCTGAGTCTCGAGCACCCATGTTTCCTCCACGGTTTGCCCAAACGCCATCTAGGTAATCTTGGTATCCTTTATACTGTTGTGTTTGAGTAAAATCTTTTCCTTTGGCAGCGTATTTTTCAGTAAGACGATCTACTTCATTAGACAATTTATGTTTGGTAGGATCACCTTTGGTTCTGTACCAATCTTTTTTACTTTCCTCTGCCATGACTATTTGTAATCACGGTTCTCCGGATCTGTTCTTCCATACTTAAACCAATCCATTACATCTAAAATTATTTTTTCAATTCCTTTAGGTTCTTTTCTTGTAATTTCTCCTGTTTCAATATCTAAAATATAAATTTGACCATCTGTATAAGGCAAGCCGCGATCTTGTATTTCCTCTAAAGTTAATCGTCTTGTATTGCTTTCTTCTTCTGATGGTCCGCCGCCTTTGCCAAATACTCCTGTTATTTTTTCAACAAATTCTTTTACTCTCTCAGCTGGTGTATCACCTTCTATCATATCATCTGTTATTTCTATATCATCTACCAGGTCATCTGTTTGTTCATCAATAAGTTTAATTTCTCCGGTAGTCATATTCTGAGAATATTTACCTAGTGGTAGTCCCATTGCTTCCATTTGTTGTGGAGTTAAAACTCTAATTTTTTCTGACTGCTCCGTGGTTATTGTTCCAATGGCGCTGTCTTCTGGATTTGCCACTTCGTAATCAATTTTTTGTCCAATAATCTCAGAACTATTGTCGTCAAACACGTATCCCTTTTTTTCCATATCTCCTTGTGTTTCAAATCCTAAAAATTCTCTAATAGCCTCCGCTGATTCTTTACCAAATTCTTGTGTAAATCTAGTTGGTTCTTCTACAAACATTTGAATTAACTTACCCATTACAGCATTTTCTGATAACCCCATTTCTTTTTGCGTACGTAAAAAATCTACTTGATTTTGCGCATTCATAACATCTTGATTTCGATCTAAAGGAATAATACCATCTTTAGATACTGTGTCTTTTATTTGTATAATATCTTCAATAGCCATTATAGTACCCTTTGTCGTGTTTTAGGAGCTGCATTAACGATTCCTCCTTGAGCCATTGTTACAGTATTCCTTGATGCAATCATCTGTCCAGTTGTATCATATGGATAGAAACTTGAAAACCGTTCTGGTGTAATATTATTAGCCATAGGGGCTGAAGCTAATTGTATTTCATTTTGGTTCGCGAGCTGCGAAGCAGGGACCACGTCGGGAATATTCATATTTAAAGAAGCTTCTGGTATTTCTGGAACTTCCCTTTGGTCGGGTGATATACGTTCCAATTTAGTTGGATTTTCACTTGGTACAGTCCCTTCATTTGAATCATTAACTTGAACCCCATCATCAGTTAGAGTATATTCTTTTGAATCAGTTACAATAACAGGAGGTTCCATAAGGTCTTCAACTGACAATTTTATTCCTATATTCCATAAATAGTCAGAAACCCTTGTTGCTTCGTTTTTTTGTAGCCCTTCAAAATATCCAAATCCACCTTTACTTAAATTGTAATTAATAAATAAATCTTTAGATAAAAAATTAGCTACATCAGGATTAGAAAAAGCTTCAAAATAAAGAGCTTGAATTTTTCTTTTTTGCTGGGTGCTAAATAATCTTGAAACTAAATAAATAAGCGTATTTCTTCCACTAACACGACCTTCTTTCCATGAACGTACGATAGAACTAAAACTTTGAACACTTGTTCCAAGTTGTTCTTGAATTTTTTTAATGCCAGGAGGAGTTATATCGGCAACAGCTGCTGGATCAGGAACTCGAAAAACAGTTTCATAAGCATCTATAATAGTTTTTAATGCTTTAATTTCATTATTATTATACATTAATTTTAAAACTTCTTTTCCAGGCTCACTTTCCATCCATTTTTTAACCGCTGCTCCATTTTCTAAAGGAATCGTATCCCCTATGTTTTTCCACACCATACTGCGAAAAGCATTTTTAGCATCAGTCTTTCCAAATTGCGTTTCAGACGCATTTCTTAATGTTTTCATTAAAGCTGGATCTTTTAATGCTCTTTTAATTAAGTCATTTACCGTGTAAATTAATAAATCTTGGGTTTCTCCACTTATACCCGCAGCTGTTCCTTGAGCAGTTGCTTGAATTTCACTATTAACAATATCAATAATAGGTGCTAATTTTTCTCTTATAAAATTTTTTTCTATATTTTCGTTTCTTGTTTTTAAAGCTATAGTTCTATTGGCAGCGTCATCTGTAAGTGTTTTTGAATTTAATAATCCTTCTTTTATATTAGGCCAAAATTTTAACCAGGCATCATTTTTTTCCATCCATTTATTTAATTTAATAGTATCAATAGCTCCATTTTTATTAATAATATTTGCTTTATAAATTTTATCCATAATAACGTCACGTACAGCATTGTTTAATTGTGTTTGTTCAAGGGGATCACTAACATTATCAACTAAAACTTTAAAATTTTTAGCAGTTTCTGAATTTTTTAAAAATTCTGCCGCTACTTGTTCTGGAGGCGTATAATATCCTCCTCCAGCTTGTACTCTATTCATTTTAAATACAGCACCTTTATTATAAATATCAGCTACTTGAGCTTTATAATCAGTAAAAAATTTGTCTAAAGTTCGAGCTGTTCCATCATCTAAAGTTCTAAGAGGAATCATTTTAGTTTTCATAAAATCAAATAACGCTTGTTGCGTCATATAAAGATTAGCGTAAGCTTCTTTTCCTCCTAGACCCATGCTTTTAGCCATAGAAGCATCAAAAAGTTGATTTGTAACTGTTGAATAAAGTTTCCAGATATCTAATAGACTAATAGGTTGATTATCCGGTGTGTTTATAATGTTTTGAATAACAGGAGGTAAAGTGTCCGGATCTTCAAAATAACTTGCTTTCTGGTTAGGGCCCCAAATTTTTTCTAGAAGACTCTTTTTAAAATCTTTAAAGTTTGATACCTTCATGTTAGGACCTAATGTATTAATAAGAGAATCTTCAGCTACAAAAGGTTCCATTGCTAATTTTCTATTAGTTTCAATAATTTCCCTAATAGTTTGTCCCCCTGAAACTGCATCAGCTCCACTTATAGGTTTAATGTTACTTTGAGAGGCTATGTTAGATAATACATCCGCTTGATCTAAAATTTCTTTTTTAATAGCATTACTTTGAATAATTCTTCCTGATAAATTATCAATAACTATCAGAGGAGCATGTTCATCTGTAACAAACATATTTTCATAAAAACCTTTAAGAATATTTTGATTTGTTTGTTTTCGATCCATAATTAAATTTAATTGTTCTCCACTTGCCTTAGCCTCAATCGCCATTTGAGTAGATATGTTTTTAGCTGAAGGTGCTTGTTGAGCTATACTTAATTGCAGCTTTTGATTTTGAAGCATTTGTAATATTTCTATTTCACTATATTTTCCTGAATTTCTTAAAACATTTTCATAGGCTTGTAATGCTGCCTGTGCTAACTTACCTACAGTAAAGTCTTGATTACCAATGGTAATAGTGCCAGTTTCCGTTTCATTTAACATTTTAAAAAGTTGAGCAGATATTTCTTCTTCATTCATTCCTTCTTTAAAAAATTGCGCTCTTAAAGCTTGAAGAGACTCTCCTCCCACAACATTTTGTTTGGTAAGTAAAGCTATTTCTCGAGGAATAACACTAGCTGGATCATTAATAGCTGCTTGCCATACGTCTTTAATTTGTTTGTATACAGCTTCATCTACTTGATCTTGAAGAGATCGAAGATATTCTCGTTGCGCTGCTACACTTCTTAAAGAAAGTAGTTTGTTAAGATATTGACCTGTTAATTTTATGGTCGTTCCAGCTAGAGGTGTTTTAGTTAAAAGAATTCCTGCTCCCTGTACACCTTTTGCTGTTGTTAGAACCACAGCAGGCGCTGCTAAAGATCCTACAACCAGGGCTCCTGTTTCTATTAAAGATGACAAAACAGGATGTTGTTCTCTAAATTCGGGTGTTAATTGTCTATCAGCTGTGTATATTCCTGTAGCTGCTCCTGTTGAAAAAAGTAAATCCATTTGAGCCGCTTTAAGAGGATTGTTAGCAATCCAGTTTAAGTAATCTTGCCCTGCACCTGTTAAGCCCCACTCTCCTTTTCCCGCTTGTCGAATTTTAGACACATCCGTTATCCATTCATATTTACCCGGCCTTACCTCAACCATTTTTCTATATTTCATTGGAGTCTTCATAGCGTTTATAAATCCAGCTCCTGTAAAAAAAGTTGCACTTAAACCAGCAAGATCTCCAGACATGCGCGACCATTTTTCCCATTCATTACCGGGCTCTTCATTTTCAAAAATATATTTATCACCGGTAACTAAACCAGGACTTGAACCATCAGTTGAAATACCAACTCCGGTAGAACCAGCCATGTATCCTAATTTTCGTTTAATAATCAAATCAGAAAATTGAAAAACATCATCTTCACTCCATCCTAAATTATAGGTATCAGAAATTCCAAGAGCTAGGTTTTTAATAGCCGTATCAGGAAGAAACATTATACTATCTATAAATCCTTCACTAAATTGACCATAAACAGATAAAGGAGTAGCTCTTTTTTGAGTAGTAAAAGTAATATTTTTTGTATCTTTATCTCCGGTAACAGTGTCGCTTTCAGATACTGTTGTAAGTTTATCATTATCTAAAAGAGATTCAGATTCTATTATTTTAGTGTTAATATCAGGAGTATCAGTAGTAGTATCTACTTGAGTTTGTCCATTAAATTTTGATCCTGCGTTTGTTGTAAATGTAACCATTTTTAATTTGTCTCCGTTATTTCTTCAGCAGGACCACCATCAATAGATACCCACATACCTATTATACTTTTTCCTTGAGATTCAAGAAAATTTAACCATTCTTCTCCTCTTGTTAACGTGTCTCCTGTGTTTATAATAATAGGATCATTAGCTGTGCCACTTGGTATTTTATCTAAACGAAGCCATGTCTCAGCTGGATCTGTTTTAAGTAAATTTCTATTAAAAGATAATCTGTTCTGTATAAATCTGAGAGTCTCATTAAAGTTTGCCCATCCTACTTCTGGATCTAAAAATAAGGCAATTCCTTCTGTATTTAATTTATTAATTAATTCTTGTTCTGCTACAGGATAACGAGGGTTTAAAGAAAGGGCTTGAACTAAGACACGACTAAAAAGATCTACTTGTTTTTGACCACTGGCTGTTTGAACAAATTTACCCCACTCATCCATTCCTGAAGGTAAAATAGACATTACTCCTGTTAAAGCATTTTTAAAGAAATTTTCAGGACCTAAAACTTCTTCAAGTATTGCTATTAAATCTTCAGCCTCTACCATAGCATATGATAAGTTATTAATTTGTCTAATAGCTTCTTCGTAATCACCTGTTGTTAAATCATTAATAGTGAAGTCTGTAGGAGTCATTACTACCGCATAAGGATTTTCATCATCAATTTGTCCTAGTAATGGATAATTTCCTTTATTGTCTGCATTTACTAATTGTCTGCTGTTAGTAGCTTTATCTACTATATAAATTCTTCCATCTTCCTGAACAACCATGTCGATAACTCCATCAACCATTTTGGTTGCTTGTTGTATATATTCTTCGTCACTAGGAGTTGTATCCTCTGTTACTCCCCAATTATTGGATTTAAGAATATCCGTAAGAGAACCAATTTTCTTTTCTCTTTCACTAATATTGGCTGGTGATAAAAGAGGTTTAATTGCACCATCTTTTTTATTTTGCATCCACACACCACCTCTATCAACAGGAAGACCTAAAGTACGGGCTGTATCTTTATCTAACACCACCCAATTATCTCCTGGAGTTTTATAACCTTGTAACTCAGTTATTTTTCCGGTCGTATTATTGCGTTGCCAAACTTGTCCACTATCTGTTGGAAGACCCATTGTTTCAGCCATTGCAGAAGAAAGCACGCTAAAGTTTTCTGGTCTTTGTTCAATACCAAAGAGTTGGGAAGTTTGTTGAGTATCTTTATCTCTTTGCCAAATTTGTCCATCTTCTGTTGGAAGACCTAATTCTTGTGCTTGTGCTTTACTTAAAATCTCAAAATTTTTGCCTACTGAAGCACCTATTAATTGAGTAATATTACCGTCTTTGTCATTAATTTTATAAACTTCTCCCGCTTCAACTGGAAGATTGTTAGCTATAGCCTGTTCTGTAGATAAAATTCTAAATTTATCTTCCTTAGGAACAACACCTTGAAGTTGTTTTATATCTCCATTAAGTATGTTTTCTCTCCAAATTTGTCCTTTAGTTGTGTCTAAATTTTTTAATTCAGCTTCTTCTTTTGATAAAACTTTAAATTGTTCTAGTCCTTGAGTTAATTGAGCACTCATGTCAGCTATAAAAGCTTGACCCATAAGTTCTTTAAAAGCCTCTGCATCTTGTTCTTTCATTTCTAAAGCCGTTTGTGCTACTTGGCCTTCTCGTTGTCTTTCTGCTTCAGCAATAGGTTGCCCAGATTGTAACCAATTATTTAAAGCTTCATTAGCAATAGGACCAAATTGTCCTCCTTCAGATCTTCCACTAATTAAAGACAAACCTAATTGAATATCATTCCAAAATTTTTCTCTTTCATAAGCGTGTTCAGGATACATTCCTTCAGCTGCTTTTTGATAATATTCATCTGTTTGAACAGGATGAATAGCAGAAATAACATTTAAACTGTTTTGAAATCTTTCACTCGCTGTATTTTTTCCTGTAAAATCCATATCACCTAACGCCTGTACTTGTCCTTCACTTAAACCTTCAAGACCAGGCTTTTGTTCAACAGATTGACTAAAAATAGAATCCGCAAGTTCAACGGGATTACCCTCTTGTCCTGAGTCTACCATAGCAAGAATTTGTTCTAAAGTTGCCATAATTAATTACCTGTTAATCCTAAATTACCAATTCCTCCTGTTAGACCTTGATAACCACGAAGCCCAAGTAATCCACCACCAATAGCTGCAGCAAAAGGACTTTGCATATAAAGAGGTCCCGCAGCCACGGGTTGTTGAATAGTACCAGCAGGCATACCTTGTAGAATATTAGATCCAAATTCTAGTCTGCCGTAAGGTTCTGCTTGTTGTGCTAAAATATTTTGTCGAGCAACATCTCTTTGGGTTTGAGCAAAAGCTTGATTTTGTTGTCCTATACCAAGCAAGCCTTTAACATCTGCTTGTTGCATTCCTTGTATTCCTTGGCCTATATTTGCTTGCATATTAGCTAAATTTCCTAACATACCCACTTGCGTTCCGTATTGTTGACCTACACCAATAGCTCGTTTAGCAGCAGCTTCTTGTGATGCCATAGCGGCGCCTAAAGCTTGTTGATAATTTCGTGATTGATCTTCATAAATTCGTCTTGATTTAATATCTTGAATGTTTCTTGCTAACTCAGCTTCTTGAATTCCAAATCGCGATCCTCCAAAAGCACCTGCTTGTTGGGCTTGCGCTGATAAAGCTTGAGTTGATAATGCTCCTTGTCTATCAATTTCTTTTAAAGCTTCTTGAGTAACACGAGCACTATAAGGATCTTCAAATTGTTGTATGGCTGCAGCTGTAGGAGCAAATTGTCCAAGTCCTTGTTGTAAAGCTGCTTGACCTGCTTGTGCAGCACTAAGACCAGCGGCCCCCGTTGCTTGTGCGGCTTGCATTTGAGCCATAGGTATACCGGCAGCAATATCAGTTCTTAACATTTGCATTGCTGCTAATTGATCAGCTGTTTGACCGGCTACTTCTTGTTTAGGAACAGGTCGTTGTATGTCTAATAAACCTTGAGCATAATTTTCATCTCCAGGTTTACCAATACCAAATAAAGTATTGTAGAGCTGTTGCATCCTTTCTTCTTGATAAGCGGGATACCGTTGTGTTTGAACGTAATCAACCATTAAGCTCTTCCTTCAAATTGTTTCATCATGTCATACATTTTCTTTGTACCAGCTGAACGGCTTCCGCCTCCAGCTCCTTTAACAGCATTAGCTGTCATAACAAATTCTCCATCACTTAGCATAGCTGGAATGTCATCACTTGTTCCTGTACCAGGTCCACTAATACCTCCATCTTTATGAGGAAAAACTTTTGAAATTCCTCCGCCTTTTGCAGCAGTAACAAGAGGTGCATCAGAAAAAATATTTTCAACAACATCATCTGTCACTGTGTAATCATATTCACCACCTGATTCTGCTTGTTGTTTCATAGCCTCATTAAATCTTTTAGCCTCATCATATTGTCCCCAAGCCATTCCACCAGTAAATAAAGCTTGAAGAGGATCTTCCATAATTCGTGATCCTAGTTGATTTATAATTCCTCCTTTATCTATTCCAGTTTTCATAAATGAATCATAAATACCTGTCATAAATTTACTATATGCTTCGCTGTCTTCTTTAAGGCCAAGTTTAGCAGCAGTCTCATTTCCATCTTTAAGAGCTTTAGCTAAAGCTTCTTGGTCAAAACCTCCACCTTTACTGTATACTGATGATTTTAATTTGTCCCACCAATTACCTTCCATTCCTGAATCTTTAAAAAACATTTTATTGTCAGCTCCTGTAATACCGGAAAAATCGGCAAAGCCTTTTCCTGCGGTTCCTCTCGCCAAAGCATTGAAAATATCCTTGCCCTCACCACCAGCTATTGCTTCCATAGCAGGAGCGGCCACCATGCCCCAAGGACCAGGTAAAAACATTCCTGCAGCTACTTGAGCCAAAGGACTTTTAAAAATTTTTTTAATTTGCTTAAAGAAAAATTCTGGTTGCCCAGTAACTGGATTTTTTGAATTTAATTCATTGCCCACAATATAGCGCTCAGGCTCAATGCCCATAGCACGCATAGAGTCGAATAATCTTTCCTTAAGTAACGGGTCGTGGTCCAAGACTTCTAAAGGAACAACTGTTTCTCCTTCAGCAGCGTGAACTATATAAGTATCTCCGTATCGCCCTAGTCCTCCTAAAGAGGTAGCGACTTGTTGTATTGTTTCTATTCCTGTTTGTTGCATGTACGATCCATGTTAATTTTTTGTTGCTCCTTCCATGTGGAGTTTTGCAACTGTAATCTTCACGTCCCTTTTAATGTGAGATGCAGTTGTCGAAGTTGCAGGATCGTCTACGTCTGCTTGCGCAGCTTCTTCACTATCATACTCTTGTCCTGTTTCAGTATGATATATTGTCGTTTCCGTAGCGCATTTGATAATAGGGATTTGTTTTCCATTAATCTCCCTATATCCAATGATTTTAGGTTCTTCTTTAATTGCCATATTTTTACTCCTATTTCAAGTCTTTATGCAGTAGTACCAGCCTCTCTATAACGTTTAAAGTTATCTACCTGTAATACAGCTGCCGTTACATGAACACGATTAGATGCATTAGCTTGTATAGTTAATACATCATTTTCTTCTAAAACTAAAGTAGATTGCCCATATATTTGAGCTGTGTTAGGAGCTAAAGCTTCAATTTGAGAATTAGCACTTACTGTAAGGTCACTTGACCATTTAATAACAGCATCACTGTTACTAGAGTCTGTCCAAGAAATATCAACAGTAGCATCCGAAGCTTGATCATTACATAAATGAAGAGATTTAATAATAGCTGTCGTATCCGTAGGACAGGTATAAATAGTAGTAGAATCTGCTGTTGTTAGATCTACTCCTGTGTTTACATAAGAATTAGCCATTTAATGCTCCAAAAACCAAGACTGAGCTTCTGCTTCAGCACTAATATCATATTGATAAGTAGTATTTAAAATTTTTACAATTTGTTCTAATAAACGAACCATAGCATCAAATTGTTGAGGATCATATTCAGGGGTAGCGTTGGGAAATCGTGTTATGTTAATTCTAGCCATTATCTTCTTCCATCTGGTTGTAGATCTAATCGGAATGTGCCAAATCGCCAATTAGTATCAGTTGTATCACTAGAGAATTTAACATTAGCTGTACGTCCTCGTCCACGAAGATCTATTTTAGTAGTAGTAGTTTCTACAACTGAATTAGAACTAGCACTAGAAGCCGACCCTTGCGGATAATCTCTAAATTGCATAATAACATTAACATTACCTGTTTGATTTTTAAAGTCTGGAATAAATTTACGAACTGACATTACAAGACCTGCTTCTTGATCACTAATATCAAAATCTCCTGAAGTAATATAAGAATTAATAGCTGATCCATTTCCATTATATCCATCTTCTTGAGTGAAAAGAGCTGATACACCATTAGACAGAGGTCCTGTAATAGTTGGAGTAACATTGGTTGTAGAATTAGGAAGATATTGCGTAGCATACGGATAAGCATATACTCCTCTATCTACCCAAGTTGTTCTATCCATTGTTCCTACAGACCAAACTTGATCTACATAATTATAGGTTACAAACTTATTAATTAAATTATTGTAAGCGCTTGTATCTGGATAAAACCAAGTTACTTCATGAAAATCTGTATTAACTCCACAATAAATATCATTTTGTCCTGAAGGGTCTAGTGTACTAAATACATAATCTTGAACTGTACATTGAAGCTGTTTAACTGCACCATCATAAATAAAGAATCCATTTTGACTCATCCAAAAGGTAACACCTCTTACATCTACGCAAGCATGTTGAGCTACTAATCCACAGTTAGCACCCAGTTGCTGCAAACCAAAAGTATAAGGAGGTCCTATAAATTGAAGCCCATGCACAGAACTATCTGTCCAAATTAACATAGCTCCTCTACTTTTAACGCCACCCATAATTTTACTTCCATCTCCAATTCTTAAACTACCAGAAGTATTTGTAGCTGTTGGTGTCCAATCAGTTAAACTTTCTTGGTCTGCCCATCTTAAATATAAATCATCTTGATTACCTGTAGTAGCTATTGTTGTTTGAGTACCAAAACAAATAAGATGTCTATCTGGAACAGACACCATAGAAAAACGAGAAAGATAAGGAGAGCTACTGATTCGCGTTGCGCGAGTACCAGTGCCTGCTGAAGCATCCCATTGATAAGTCGCTCCATCATGGAAAGTAGCAATTAAATCTTCTCCCCAGTTGTCTAAAGACCAATTAGCTCCCTGAATAACCGTAGTCGAAGTAGATCTAGCATTTCCCCATTGATCTTCTCCCCAGGTTGCTGTACCCCATCCATAACCTAAAGCACTTACAGCATTTCCTGTATTTATTTGAAAATTAAATGTTCCTGTGCCAGTTGTACTAAAAGCAGTCCCTGTTTCTGTAGAAGCTAAAGTAATAACAAAATTATTAGTATCCGTAATTGATTGAATTTCAAACTCTCCCTGAAAATCTGAAGCAGATAAACTACTTGTTCCAGGGATAGAAGAAACATTAGAAATAGTTACAAAATCTCCAGGTTCCGCGCCATGAGTTGTAACCGTACAGGTTACATCTGCACTAGAAGAAGTTGTAGTAAAACAACTACCTACAGCTGAGTTTGTTTGACGAATAGGCGTAATGTCATGAATAGTTTGTTCTGATAAAAGATATAATTTTTTATTTGTTCCGAGAGCCGTGTATCTAAGTTGATTTAATGTGTACCAAGAAAATTGATCCCTAGCTACTCCTATAATAGTGCTTGTTGTAGCTTCTTTCCAACCACCTAATTTTTCAGGTAGACCATATCTAAAACGAATAAAATCTGCATCTGTCCAACCACCTTCAGCACCATAATCTGTATCTTGCTTATTTATTCCCGGTTTGAATTGTACTTTTGTTAATGGCATTATATTCCTCTTTGCTCTTAAATCTAGTCCCTACATGTCCTTTAAAAGAAAACGTACCCCAGTGAGTAAGAGGGCTAGAAATATCAGCGTATATTTTACCACCAATCTTCTGCCAAAGTCTACAAAAAGCATAGTCCTCCGATAAATAACGTTTGTCCTCCGGATCAATCATTGTATCAAAAAACGCCCAGGTGTTTTTTGACTTATATTTCTTACCATTTATAAGTTGATCTGTCTTGTATTGCAACTCTGGATATGCTTTTTTCATCCTATCAAAAACCCCTCTTTTAATAAGCATAAAACCTGTGGCTCCGTCTAAAACCTCTACAAAACCTTTATCTATCGTAACATGTAGAGGATTTTTAAAATTTAAATTATATTCTAAAGATGAAGAAAATAAGAGGTCATTATCCTTTATTTTCTTTTGCCGGTGCTCATTAGTCAATCTATAAACATAATCCCAATTAATATCTTTTTTAGAATAAACCCCCGTTACCACATCTTTATCATATTCCATCATTCGTTTAATACTCATAGGATCAAATTGAATGTCGGAATCAATAAACATTAAATGACTAGGCTTATCTTCAGCATTTAAAAACTCAGAAACACAAGTATTTCGAGCCCTAGTAATTAAAGATTCATTCGTAACGCTGCTATAAGACATAGCTATTTTTTTATCAAAACACATCATTTGCAATTTTAAAATAGAATGCAAATACCCCATGTGGCACATGCCACCATAAGCAGGTGTAGCTACGTAAATTTTCTTAATTTCTGTCATTAAATCTTATTTTTATAGGATAATTCTTTAATTGACAACAAATTTATGTTATGAAAGAGGAAGAAAAAAACGTGAGTAAAATATTTATACAAGAAAATTTTTTTCCTTTAACCACATACAATGAAATTGTTCATCAAATGTTGGAGGCGGCATATTTTCCGCCAGATAAAGATAAAATAGAGGAATATCAAGGAAGTTATTGGCACACTCACACACTACCTAATCAATGTGATGTTCAAAAACAAATAGCTATATTAATAGCAAAAAAATTTAATTTTAATGTTTCGACATTTAAAGAATCTTCTTACACAATGGTGGGAGCTAGTGATAAACCACGACCACACACGGATAAGGATATTAAAACTACACATCAATGTTTAATTTATATGTATGGAGAGGAGTCAACAAACAACGGAACAGGTTTTTATCATGAAAAATCAAAAAATAAACATGAATTAAGTATTCATGTTGGCTTTAAACAAAACAGAGCTATATTTTTTTCTTCTGATGTTTGGCATTCCCCTTTGCAGTGGGCGGGCAACGGTTCTTTTAGGTATTCAATATGTAATTTTTTTACCTAAGCGCTGCAAGCTTCACATTAAAATTGTTTTCTTAACAGCTAATTTATGTTATGAAAAAGAAAGAAAAAAGAATGGAAATACAAAGTCATATACTAGCAATAGTTCAAGTATTTGAAGATTATATAGATCTAGATTCAGATGCTCTTATGAAAGAAATAAATCAAAGTCATATTAGAAAAAATGATAACAATGATCATACTTTTTTTGAAGATTTTAAATATCCTAATACTCCTATGTTAGAGGATCTTAAAACAAACATACATTTAAAAGTAGAAAAAATAATGAATATAGAATTAGATCTTGATGAAATATGGATTCATAAAACACCGCCCAAAGCACAAACAGGTCTTCATAACCATGCAGACGCTTTGTGTTCTTTTGTTTATTATCCTAAATTTATAGAAGAGCAAGGTAGTTTAAGATTTATTTTATTTTGGAATGGTAGAATAATTGAAAAAATAATTAAACCTAAAGAAAAAATGTTATTAATTTTTCCTAGTGAAGTTTTTCATTTTACAAGTCAAAATAATACTGAGATTGAAAGAGTATCAATATCAGGTAATTTTGATAGAAAAAAGTTGGATAAATTATGAAACCTAGTAATCATTATAATATAACTAAAACAGATATTTTTACCCAATCTATATGGCAATTTGATATGCCTAATCATAAACAATGGAAAAAAAAATTAGAAGACATTGCTCTTGTAGAATTAAATACAGATAAACATAACTTTTCTAACCAACGTACATCTGCTTGTAATGTAAAAGCAAAAAGAACAGATTGGAGATCACATCATATTTATCCAGCTATTGGAGAAGTAGCTAAAATTATTAGAGATGATATGCTTCCAGCTGTTATAAAATCAGAAAATTGGGACATGCCTGATGAATTATTTGTATGTCATTCATGGTTAAATATTTATGAAAAAGATACTTATGCTATTCCTCATGTTCATGGAACTATTTTTTCTTGCGTGTATTTTGTAAAAGTTCCTGATAACACAGGTAATTTATTTCTTCATGATCGTTATGCAAGTAAAATTAAAATAAAAGGAAACTGGGAACAAAATGATGTACAAATTAATGCTAAAGAAGGATCAGTAGTTGTTTTTAATGGAGATGTTATGCACTCGGTTACTCCTAATACTTCGGATGATTTGCGTATATCTTTAGCTTTAAATTTAGAGCCTCGATATACTACTAAAGAAATTCATAAAGATATGTCTTATAAAGAAAAACCTTTAGATGTTTTAGATCAAAAATTTATTGGGAAATTTGGTATATGAAAAAAGATCAAAAACCTAATTTATATTGTATTAAGGGAGGGGTTGGAAAACATTTACAATTTACTCCTTTATTAAAACCTTTATTTGAAAAACACCAACAAAAATTACTTATTAATTCTGCTTACCCTGAGATATTTAAATCATGTCCTGAAGTAGCTGATTCTCAATATTCATTTGTGGAAGTATTTAA